TTTTGGTGTGATGGTTGACGGAGAGGAACCACCCGCGAGTCTCTTAAATGAGAAAGCCCCGGCGGCTCCCCGTTGGACCCCATGGTCGCGCCTACGATGAACGCGGTGCCCCTGGACCGTCTAGTCGCTAGCCGTGACACGGAGTAGATCCCTTAAACACTCAAAGAAAGAATATCAAAATGAATAAACATAATGATACCTTCCTAAGAATGCCCAAAGGACCTATGTCTGCAGCATTTGAGCATTCCTGGGTGAAGCTGTATAGCTTCATCCTAGGCGCTCTGGGGCTGCCCGTGGGTTTCCTAGACCTCACCTCTGTCTTCTTTGATCGAGTATCTAAGATACATCGATCTCGAGGAAAGGTGGGTTTAGGGATGTACCTGAAGGAATCTCAGCGTTGCCTTCTTCAGTACCTAGCTGGGTCCCCGCAAGGGAGATCCAGTGTGTTACTGACTAAGGGGCTACCTAGGATCCTACCCGGAGCAATCCGGACAGGAATCCTGTGTGGCAACAACGCTGCAATTCGGACTGCTCTCACTCTTCTGGGATTTGTGAGGACCGTCTACCATAAGGGGGTCATCGCCTTCTCCAACATCACTAATCCTACGAAATGGGACCCTTCCCAATCGAAAAGAAATAGAATGTTAAAGGAAGTACGATTGGCCCTTAAGTGGCTTCAAGTGCGTGCGTATGTGGCACCGAAAGACCCTGTCTTAGGAGTTAAATCCAACAGACAAGGGCCCAACGGTCACGCCACACTCGCAGCCCATTGGGACGCCTTTGCTTTGCAGGGAAGCGACCTTTGGGACACATTCAAGGAGCTTACAAAGCTCCTCGGTGTACCGCACTTGATCGCACGTGTAGAGGCTCTCGCCCTTGTCACAAAATCAGTGACAGTCGAGCTCCCGTTCCTATCGCGGGTTCTACCGGCACACTTCGCTGCCCTTGGGAAGCTTGGTGTGAAGGATGAGCCTTGCGGTAAGAAGCGGGTGTTCGCCATCTCTGATTATTGGACCCAAACCGTCTGTAAGGGGCTCCATGATTACCTGATGAAGGTTCTCAAGGCGCTTCCTATGGACGGAACTTGGGATCAAGGCGAAGCTGCCAACAGGGTTGCGAAATGGACAGCAACAGATCAAAAGCTTTATTGCTTCGACCTGACTGCTGCGACAGATCGTTTCCCTGGGGGCTTCATCGCCATGGTCTTGGGCATCCTGATCGGAGATCGGGCAGCCGCATTGTGGTTGACCCTTCTCACAGCGCGCGATTATTGGTACAAGGGCGCCGCTTATCGCTACGCCGCAGGGCAGCCTATGGGTACACTTTCATCGTGGGCCAGCTTTGCGCTGACTCACCATGTTGTGGTCCAGATAGCTGCCATGCGGGCTGGTCACGACCGGTTGTTCCAAAACTACGTTCTCCTCGGTGACGACATAGTCATCGCCGATGATGATGTAGCGGAGGAGTACCGTGATCTAATGGCGTGGTTCCATGTCTCGATCAATGACTCAAAGTCACTGGTCGGGGTAGGAGCCGCCGAATTTGCCAAGCGGCATTTTCGGAAAGGCCAAGAGGTCACTGGTATGCCGGGGTCTCTTATTCTCTTAGCGGGGACGCGCCTGTCTGGACTTAGAGTCCTTGCAGACGTGGCCCTGCGTCGAGGATGGGAGATCTCGGGGCAGTCCGTTCTCGCGGCCATCACCTTCCTACTCCCATCCATAGGAGTAGTAAGGAAGTGGCGATTCGTTCTTGTATCCCTACTCGGACCAGGCTCACCGCTCGCGGTGACGCCAGCGCTATGGGGCGGGCTCCTAAGTGCTGCTCCGGAGATCCTGTTAGGAACTCTGCAGGGTGTCTTAGGAGGTTTCTCCCGGCTTCCATCGCTGCAACGTACACCAGGTACCGATTTAATCGGACCATGTGATGCGATTGGCGATCTGGTTGAGGAGATTTATCGGCATTTCGAGATCCGAAGGATCCGAAAGGCACGAGAATCTCACGCCAAGTGGATAGCAACCCTTTCTGGTAACCTTGAGTCCCTCCTAAAAGGATGGATACTCTCGGCACCGGATCGGAGTGCTAGTGGCGCCACCTTTGAGTCCGCGTCCCCCCGGTTAAACCGGTTGGCACGTGAGCTTTTAGATGTCGGCCACCCGGCAGGTACGTTATCTCTTATGACTGAGCCTCTGGAAACAGAGCACTCAGAAATGGAGATTCACGATCTGACGGTCCAACTTGGACGGGGAGACCGACTGGCGCCCGCAGTTTGGGGGCTTGCTCCGAGTGGTGACCTGGCACTCCTTCAGAACGCGTCGAAAGACACGCACTGGGGATTGTCAGTCATCAAATCGGTGACAAGCACCTCCGCACTGGCGTTTGAGTGGCAGGAACCGGGAGCTCTTGAGATGATCCGAGAAGGCCTAACCCTAGAGATAGGGGAGGTCCTCAAGGACGTCTCGTAAGCTCTCTTGGACTGTCTAAGGACAGCCCAGGCCCCGCTACCGCGCCGCGTCTAGTCCCCTCTTCGTGAGAGGATTGTAGAACGGGAACCCGGTATAGTGGATACCCTGGGCGCCTGCACAAAGGCAGAAACGCCACAAGGATGTTCCCTGGTCTCTCTTAAAAGTGTACTCCGTGCAAAGCACAGAACCCAGTTCAACGTGCTGAGCACGCGACACTAGCACCGCGGCTTGGTAACCGCAGTGTCCTTTTAGGAGGGACGCAAGTCCCAGACCATACCGCCCTGGCTAAAACCTACTGACGCGAGTCAGTGGGGGGGTGCC